GCCGGGGCAGGGCCGACATCGAAAGAGATCTTGGAGTACCGCTGGTTCTCCTTGGGACGGAGATGGGCCAGAATGGGCATGTCTTCGATTAGGCGCAGGGTGAATGTGCTGAAGTCATCAGCACGCTGCTTGCTGGCAGAGACCACCAGAATGTTCTTGGTGGGGTCCAGCAGGAGTTGGTGGCACACGAAGGCCGAGGTGACATAGGACTTACCAACCCCACGGAAGGCTTCCACGACTGAGCGCCTAGGGCCAGTCTGGATGTATTTGGCTATGTCGTACTGCACTGGAGTAGGATTAGGCAACCCAAGGTGCTTCCACACCATGTGCAAGAAGTTACGAAAATCCTTTAGTCTGGGATCAAGTTCCAAACTTCAGTTCCTCGTCAGCGGACGGATCAAAAGGCAGGGACTCATGCAATTTCAGGATGGGTGCTCCAGCCTTGGCAGCCACATCAATGCCGTTGTCCTTGAGGAACTGACGGGCAACCCCAAGGTCAGCCGCGGTGGCCTTACCTGAGCGGATCTTTCCAAGCAGATCCGAAATCATGGCGCTGTGCAGTTCTTCAAGCAGTTTCTTTTCAGATTCCATAGAAACCTCAGTGGGAAACAAACTTCCCAAACAGACTGAATGCCGCTGACACAGTTGCTCCGATGATCGCGGCGATACCCATGGCGAATGCCTTGGAGTGTTCAAGAGAACGGATGCGCTGGTCATGCTCCTTGATCTGCTCTTCTTGGAAGTTCTGTAGGGTCAGTAGAGTGTCCACCTTGCCCTCAAGACGACCGAGAGTTAGAAAGAGTTGTTCCTCAGAAGTACTCATGGCACAGCCACCGCCGAGACGAACTTGGCCTTGATGATGTAGTTCAGGACCACAGTAGGCTGCATGTTGTTGTGCTGAGCACCACTACCAGTGGACGATGAAACACCAACAGTCGGGGCCGTTGAACTGGAGTTAAAATAATAACTATCTGATGCACCACCAGTAAAACTATTGTGCTGAACAATAGAGTTAGAGTTTGTGATTGTAGGAGAACTGGTGGTGGTGTTATCAGTATTAGCAACAAAGTGAGTATGTGCTGGCATCTGAGATTCAATAAGACTCTGACCCTCAGAGCCACCGGCCTGACCAAGAGCCTGACCACTGGATCCAAAATGAGTAGCGCTTAGCCTATTGGCAGCAGTTCCATTCATATTGTCACGACCAGCAACCGCCCGACCACGGAGATCCGGGAGGTTAAAGGTGGTAGATCCGTCACCCGACCCATAGGTAGTAGAGATCACACCAAATAGATCTACATAAGTAGTTCGACTAACGGCTTGACCAGCACACAAAAGCCAACCCTGCGGAACAGTTGCGCTTGCAAACGGAAGCACAACACCAATGGGGATGGCGGTGTTGACACCAAGATTGCCTTGGGTGGCCTCCTGAGCAGACGCGGTAGCACCAAGTTCTGACAGGTTGTTTGATGCCTGAAGAAGGCCCGAGGTCATCGCGGGATCAATGGTTGTAAGGGGCATGTTGATTTCCTTTTAGGCGATCTCAATCAGGTACATGACAGAGCGCTGTCCAACTGAACTAGATGGGAACGCAATAGTGCACGCATTTCCAGTAACGGAACTAGTAGCAGACAACTGAACCGTATATGTAAGTTGGCTGGTTGTTGCTGGAGAATCCAGATGGATTCCACAGAACTGATGAGTTGTATATCCACTTGTTCCAGTTGCCGCTAGAGCAGCAAGACTAATGCAACTATCAAATGTAACAGCAGTATTTACACCACGATTAACACGCAAAGATGCTTTATGACTAGCATTTCCACTATCTCTAGTAAGAGAGACAGGACCATTCACAATAATAAAGATTTTACTACTAGCCTTAGTTGGAGTAATATTTGCAGTCAGAGTTGTATCTAGAAATGAAGCGCCATTATTTGAGGTAGTAATTCCAGCAGTACTTTGTGCAGAAACGATTTGAAGAATGCTTCCCGTAGGAAGCAGGGATCCACTAATAGATCCAGTTGCACCAGTCTTTAGAGTGATGTTTCCAGCAACCTCAAGCGCACCACCAATCGGGGAGGTTCCAGTTCCAGTAGTAATCAGATTTCCAAAGAGTTTGCTAGAAGTAGTCTGAGTGTTTCCAATAACAGTCGTATTGCTTCCGTTTGGAACTGCAAAAGCACCAACAGCAATCGAATTAACAAGATAATCAGGATTGACAGGACCAGCACCGTGGCCAACAATTGTATTGGAAAGAGACGCTGCATTAGATGGAGTCACATTTCCAATAAGAACATTTTGATTTCCAGTAGTCAGGCCGGAACCAGCGTCAGATCCAATTGCAACATTATTTGAAGCGGTAGTAACAAGAGAAAGAGCATTTGCTCCAACTGCGGTATTAAGTCGTCCTGAAGTGATTGAATACCCACTGCCAAGACCAATAGCAGTATTGTTATTGAAAGATCCAGCAGTAGGGGCAACAGCAGACGATCCACCATTTCCAATATACAGACTTCCATTAGGATTACCTGCTGGATTATCCAAACCCTGTCGGATGCTTAGCCTGCTGGATCCAAACTGAATCTGTCCAGAGTTTCCAATATTGACAGTAGAACTGAAGGTGGTTGGCTGAGTGAAGGTAGTAGTGCTGTCCCACTGAGGAAGAGTTGCAGCAATACCAAAATTCCTAGCACGAATTGTCACACCATTGCTGACATTTCCAGTAAATACCAGAGCCGTTGGGGTAATAGTATAATTGGTTACCGGATGCTGAATAACGCCGCCAACCTCGATAATGAAAGTCTTTGCCTCAGTGCTTGATGGAAGACCCTGACCATTGGAAGTCCACAAGTAAGAGTTTGTGCCATTTCCAGTAAACTCCCATGCTTGGGGATTACTGAACATTCCAACATCAATTCCCTGAATTGCAGAGTCCACATAATTCTTCGTGGCAGCATCGCTGTTTGCCGTCGGGCTGGCCACATTAATGATTCGCTTATTCTTCGCATCCCACGCAAGCCCATCCGATGACGGCTGAAGAGCGCTGCTGCCAGCATCCTCAGCCTCTTGAGAGATGTATAGATTCTGTAGAGCGGAATTATCCAGATCGTCAGCGGTAAGAACCGCAGCATTCTGGAAATCTACAAAACGACCACTAACAGTCTTTGGGGTAATTCGAACGATTCGGACAGTCGATCCGGCACCAATAGCCGAGTTAAAAGTTACTTCCTTAGTGGTAGAATTAATAGTATAAGTAGAACCAGAGACAACTGAACCATTCACAAGAACAGACAGATGGGACACCGAAAGATACCCATCAATCTGGGCAAACGAGAACGGACCAGTAGTGGCCGTAGTAGTCGTGTGGAGTTGATAAGAATTAGCCATTGTTAGCGATTTCCAAGATCAAGAAGTTCCTGAGCACTGCGACCCATACGCAGGGCTCGCTTATTTGCAAAATCAATTCGGGTTGCGTTCTTTAGTTCTGGCGATTCCTTAAGAAGTTGCCTATAGGCAGCCTCACGGTACTCCGTAATAATCTGTCGGAGTTGTCGGATTCGTGGAGACTCGTAATCCTGATTGGTGATTGGGGTCAGTCTCTGGTAGGCAGCGGAGTTAATCTCCTTAAGCATGGCCTCCTTTAGAGTTTTGCCACCAATTCGAACCTGACCATGAAGTTCAAGCCACCTGTCATATGCTCCTTGGCCGGTGTTGGTCTTGAACTCCATAAGGTCAACTGCCCCGCGCTGCGGCTTTGGGGGAGTAAACCCATGACCAAGAAGATCCATCTCTTTCAGAACCTTG